GTATGCGCCGAATTAGCAGGTGAAAAAGCAGTTTGTGTTACGGGCGACGTACCGCATGAGGAAAGAGAGACGATCATAGATGAAATCAAGCATACTAATAAGAACATTTTATTCGGCACTCAAAGTATTTTTAGCGAAGGTATTAGCGTTGATGTCCTTAGCTGTCTTATTCTTGGTACTCCTATTAATAATGAGCCCCTCTTGACTCAATTAGTCGGTCGAGTTATACGAAAGCGAGAAGGCAAGGTACAACCTGTAATAGTAGATATACAGTTAAAAGGTAATACCGCTAAAAGGCAAGCATCTAATCGAATAGGTCACTACATGAAAGAAGGCTATGAGATCACATACATTTAGAAAAATAGTTCTTGACAAACGCTTAATTATTTGGTATAATAATGTTCTTATTTAATTGGAAAAAGATTTATCAAGCCGCAGAGGGCAGCTCCAAGGCTTGTGTAGAGATAGTAGATATGGCATACTTTAAAAAAGTACCGTACAATAAATACGATTCTCTTTATAAGTATAGACACAAGAATTTTTCGGGGGATTCATTTCTGCTCCAACCCGAAATGCTTTTGGAAGAAGCCTTTAGGTATACTTCAAAAGAAATAGCAATGTACATTGCATTGGCCTCTAGACGCAAGTTGGCTGACTACATTGCTTTTGGAAACAAGACCTTGAGCGTGCGTCACGCTCCTAAACTAAAACAACTTATTGAAAATAATAGACTACTTTATATTAAAGATGGACAAATCCATTTTGTATATGAGGAAGCCCAACGGAGAATATAACAATGGCACTATCATTTAACAAACAAACTGGCGGAGCACAGAAAGGCTCTAACAATTCTTACAAATACGTAGACGGCGATAATAAAGTTCGTATAGTAGGAGACATCCTTGCTCGATATGTATACTGGATTAAAGGCGAGAATGAAAAAAATATTCCTTTAGAATGTTTATCCTTTGATCGTGATGCAGAAGCATTTACTAACAAAGAAAAAGATTGGGTTCGTGAGTATTACCCAGATCTTAAGTGTGGCTGGTCTTATGCTACTCAGTGTATCGACACTAAAGACGGTCAAGTCAAAGTACTAAACTTAAAGAAAAAGTTATGGGAGCAAGTAATTACTGCTGCTGAAGATTTAGGTGATCCTACCGATGTTGATACTGGCTGGGATATTTGCTTTAAGCGAGTAAAAACCGGTCCTTTAGCGTATAATGTTGAATACCAGCTCCAAGCACTGAAATGTAAGCCTAGAGCTTTGGACACTGAAGAGCTAGAAACTATCAAAGATCTTAAGTCTATGGACTTAGTTATGGCTCGACCTACACCTGACGCCCAGAAAGAGCTGCTTGATCGTGTTCGTAAAGGTAGCGACGATAATGTAGATGAGTCTCTTGAAGATGAATTTAAAGTAGGATTTTAAAGTAGTATGATACTATTTACAGCAGATTGGCATATTAAACTGGGGCAAAAGAATGTTCCAGTTGACTGGGCAAAGAACAGATATAAAATGTTCTTCTCCCAGGTTCATGAGTTAGAGAAAGAGTGTAATATGCATATCATTGGAGGCGACCTATTTGATAGGTTGCCAACAATGGAAGAGTTAGAGTTATACTTCTTGTTTATTAGAAAGGTAAGTATTCCAACTATAATCTATGATGGTAACCATGAAGCAACTAAAAAGCATAAAACTTTTTTCTCCAATTTAAAAAAAGTAAGTAAAGACATAAACCCGCTAGTAACAGTGATTGATATATCATATATAGATGAGGATCTAGGTTTTGGTATACTTCCATATGCGGATATACATAGAAAGAATAGCATAGAGCATTTCGATACCTCTATGCCTTTGTTTACCCATGTTAGAGGTGAAATACCTCCACACGTTAAGCCAGAGATAGACCTTGATAGATTTGACGACTTTCCTGTTGTATTTGCTGGAGACTTACACTCCCACAGCAATACACAGAGAAACATAGTATATCCTGGCAGCCCAATGACTACTTCGTTTCATAGAAATAAAGTAGAGACAGGTTATTTGCTGATTTCTGAGCGTACATGGGAGTGGTTATGGTATCCTTTTAAACTACCTCAGCTTCTACGAAAAACAGTATCAAATCCCGAAGATATGCTAGCTACTTCATATGATCATACAATATATGAAATAGAAGGTGATATGCAGGACTTGGCTAATATAGAGGACTCCTCTTTGCTTGATAAGAAAGTAGTAAAACGAACTATAGAGGCAACCCTAGTTATGGACAAGGACATGACCATAGAAGAAGAGCTAGCAGAGTACTTAACGTATATATTACAAATACCCGAAGAAAAAATATCAGATATTATAGGAACGTACAATGATTACTCTCAAAAAGCTCAAATGGGATAACTGCTTTAGTTATGGTAGTGGAAACGAGTTAAACCTCGAAGACAACACTGTAACTCAAATCATTGGTACTAACGGAATGGGGAAGTCTTCCATTCCGTTAATCATAGAGGAAGTGTTGTACAACAAAAACTCTAAAGGTATCAAAAAAGCAGACATACCCAATAGGTACGTAAACGATGGATATAGTATTTCCTTAGAGTTTAGCAAAGGCCCTAATGACTATATTATGTCCGTAACCAGAAAAGGTAGTATAAAAGTAAAATTAGTAGAGAACGGAGAAGATATATCTAGTCATACGGCTACGAATACTTATAAGACTTTACAAGAAATAATGGGAGTAGATTTTAAAACCTTCTCTCAGTTGGTCTATCAAAACACTAATGCTAGTTTGCAGTTTCTTACTGCTACAGACTCTAATCGGAAAAAATTCTTAATAGACCTTCTACACTTAGAAGAGTACATAGAATTATTTGAAATCTTTAAAGAGGCATCTAAAGAGTCTAGCGCATTAATGCTTTCTTCTAGAGCACAAATAGCAACAATAGAAAAGTGGTTGGCAGATAATAAATTGGAAGATACCAATATACTTCCAACAATAAATATTGAAATTGATACAGAAAAAGACGAGAAGCTATTAAGTAGTTTATTATTAGAAATTAAAAATATTTCTGAAAATAATAAAAAAATTGCAAAAAACAATGGATTGATGGATATACTTAAAAGCCTAGATTTAGAGAAATCAGCGGCTGCCGCTCCTAGCTCTAGAATACCTACTACTGAAATGAGAGAGTCTTTATTCGCCGCTAAAGCTAAACATGCTAATGCAGTTAAGGCTTTGAAAAAAATAACAATGCTAGGAAATAGCTGTCATGTGTGCGAGCAAGGGATAGACGAAGTATTTAAAAAAGGTATAATAGAGCAGGAAGTGTCAGAAAGAGACTCTAGTAAGTCGTTTATAGACGACATCTCAAAGCGTATTAAAGATGCTGACATCCACAATGGAAAAGTTGCAGCGTTTGAAACACTAGAAGAGGATTGGTCAAATACCTTCAGATCTATAGATAGATCTCTTCCTACTAAGTTGCAGAATGAAGAAGAATTAAGACAGCAAACAGAAAAACTTAGTGTGGAAATAAAACTTAAAAGGAAAGAGATAAGACTTTTAACAGATCAAAATACTGAAATCACAAAAAGAAATACTAGAATACAGGTTATACAAGAGCAAACACAAGACTTTATAACTCAACTAGGAGAAGCTACTAAAACCCTGAACAGGCACGCACATCTAGACTCGAACTTAGAGGTGCTGAAAAAGTCCTTTAGTACTAACGGACTTTTGTCTTATAAAATAGAAAATTTAGTAGTGGAGTTAGAGGAAGTAGCAAATACTTATCTGGCTGAGCTATCAGATGGTAGATTTACTCTAGGGTTTAGTGTCCAGAAAGACAAGTTAAACGTAGAGATAACAGATAACGGCAACGCAGTAGATATATTAGCCCTATCTTCCGGAGAACTAGCAAGAGTCAACACGGCTACTCTTATTGCAATACGCAAGTTAATGAGTAGTATCTCTAAGTCGAAAATCAATATATTATTCTTAGACGAAGTTATCAATGTTCTAGATGATGTAGGTCGAGAAAAGATGGTAGAATTACTTATAAAAGAAGATGAACTGAACACCTATATCGTATCACACGGTTGGACACACCCGCTGTTAGATAAGATAGAAGTTGTCAAAGATGGTAATGTGAGTAAACTAGAATGGTAGATTCAAGAGCAAAAGGTGCAAGAGGCGAGTACTTAGTCAGAGATATGTTGAGAGAGCATACAGGACTTAAATTTGAAAGAGTACCTGCGTCGGGTGCACTAGAGTACTTAAAGGGTGATTTATATGTGCCTAGAGAAGCTAATAAGTATTGTATAGAAGTAAAAAATTACGCTGAATCTCCTCTAACAGATAAGTTATTTACGCAAGAGAAGACAAATAATCTTATTCGTTGGTGGAAAAAAGTAGTACAACAGGCAAAGGGCGGAGATCAAGAGCCTATGTTATTTTTTAAGTACAACAGGTCTAAAGTATTTGTTGTAGTTGATGAAGAGCCACAGAACACTAAGTGTGTGTACATTAACTGGTTAGGTTGCTACGTTATGGTAGCAGAAGAGTGGTTAAAGCAGGAAGAGGTGCACTTCGTACATGAGACGACAATTACTAAGAAGTAACATTAGCAACTTAAATAGAAGGAAACAGGTAATGGCTTTTAGCTTTTTAAAACAATTTGAAAAAGATGCGGGGTCAACGCTAGTAGTAGATGCGTTGAACCTTGCATTTAGGTGGAAACATCAGGGTAGAACAGATTTTGCGCAAGAGTACATTGGAACAGTACAGTCACTTGCTCAATCTTATAACTGTGAGAAGATCATAATCACAGCAGACCAAGGCGCTTCTTCTTACCGTAAGAACTTAGACCCTGGCTATAAGCAGAATCGAAAAGAATTACGGGATAAACAAACGGAAGAAGAGGCACAGGCGTTTCGTGAGTTCTTTTCGGAATACGAAAAAACCTTGGCTGCTTTGGAAAACCAGTATCCTGTTCTTCGTTATGAAGGCGTAGAGGCAGATGATATTGCAGCACATTTAGTAAAGTCTAAGGATAGATACGGCTTAGATAAAGTTTGGTTGATCTCTAGTGACCGAGATTGGGACTTACTTATTAGCGATACAGTTTCTCGTTTCTCGTATGTTACACGAAAGGAAGTAACTAAAGCTAATTGGTCTGACCACTACGATGTATCTATGGAAGAGTATATTTCATTGAAGTGCTTAACTGGAGATAAAGGGGATAACGTTCCAGGTATTCCAGGTGTAGGCCCTAAACGTGCTCAAGGTCTTATAGAGCAGTTTGGAGATGCAATGAGCGTATATGATGCCGTACCTTTAAGTGGTTCATATAAATATATTCAAAATGTAAACTTACACGCAGAACAGATTTTAAAAAATTACGAACTAATGGATTTAATTACATACTGCGATGAAGCAGTAGGCGTCGATAATATAAACGACATTGAGGAGAAGTTACTTGTTAAAGATTGATTATAACAGAGACAAATATCTATCGGAGTTCAGTATAAAAACTCTGCAAGATAGATATTTACTAGAGGGCGAAAACTCCCCTCAAGATGCGTTTGCTAGAGCTGCCACTGCATTTTCGGATGACGAAGCACATGCACAAAGATTATATGACTATGCTAGTAAACTTTGGTTTATGTTTTCTACTCCTGTTCTTAGCAACGGTGGCAGTAAACGGGGTTTACCTATTAGTTGCTTTCTTAATTTCGTAGAAGATAGCAGACAAGGACTTACAGGTCACTATACCGAGAATGCTTTCTTGTCCTCTGTCGGAGGTGGCATAGGCGGTTCTTGGAGTGACGTACGTAGTGTTGGATCTAAAACCTCTGCGGGGTCAGAGAGTACTGGAGTAATCCCGTTCATTAAAGTAGTTGACGCAGAGATGTTAGCTTTTTCACAAGGTGTTACAAGACGAGGAAGCTATGCAGGGTATTTGGAAGTTAGTCACCCAGAGATAGAAGAGTTTCTGGACGTTCGCAAGCCAACTGGAGGCGATGTTAATAGAAAATCTGTTAATGTCCATCATGGTGTTGTGGTGGGCGACGACTTTATGAAAATAATCGA